CGTGCAATGCGAGCCGAACCCGTGGCCAACAATCTGATCAACAACAGCATGATCACGCGCGAAGCGCTCATGCTCCGCCGCAACACCAACGATTTCGTCCAGAACCTCTCGCGCGAATACCAGAGCCAGTTCGCTCAGCGTGGCGCGAAGATCGGTGACACGATCAACGTTCGCCTGCCCAACGATTACGTCGTGCAGGACGGTCCGACCGTGAACCCGGAAGCGACCGACGAGCGCTCGATCCCGCTGGTGATCAACTACCGCAAGAACGTCCCGATGTCGTTCAGCACGCAGGAGCGGACGCTGAACATGGACGACTTCTCCGGTCGTTACATCGCGCCCGCGACCAATGCCCTCGTCGGGCAGGTGGCGTCCGATGCCATGACGCTGGCGCTCCAGGCGTCCAACATGGTGCTGAATCTCGACAGCAGCGGCAATCTGATCGCACCGACCTCACAGACGTGGTTGCAGGCCAAGGCGATCCTCACGGCGTGCAATGCGCCGCTCGATGACCGTTACGCTGTGCTCGATCCGATGACGGACGCGAACACGGTGTCCGGCATGATGGGAATGTTCAACCCGGGCAGCACCGTGTCGCGCCAGACCACTGACGGTCAGATGGGCTCGAAGATCCTCGGCGTCCGCGAGTGGATGCAGGATCAGACGGTGATGATCAGCCAGACCGGTTCGTATGACGGGACGGCAACCGCAACTGGCGCGTATGGCAACTATACGCCGAGTGGGGCGCCCGTCAGCACGATCTCGTCCAGCGCCAGCCCGCATTCGTCCGTCCTCACCACGTCTGCCATCAGCGGCACGCTGAACGCGGGCGATGTGATCACGATCGCAGGCGTCAACCGGATCAACCGCATCAACAAGAACAGCCTGCACATCCCGCAGCAGTTCGTGGTGCTGGCTGACTGCGCATCCGGTGCCACGTCGATCCCGGTTTCGCCGGCTATCGTCCCGCCGTCCTCGAGCGGCCCGGTGCCGTATCAGACGGTCGATGCAGCTCCGGCGGCGGATGCGGCAATCAAGCTTGTGGCACCGGCCGGATCGGTCATCCGTCGCAACATGCTCTACAGCAAGCGCGCCATGACGCTCGCAACCGTCGATCTGGAAATGGTCGATCGAGGCGTTGTCGATTGCGGGCGCGCGTCGCTCGACGGCATCAGCCTGCGCACGCTGACCTACTACAATGGGTCCGACGATACCCGGGCGACGCGCCTGGATATCCTCTATGGCCTTGGCATGTTGCGACCCGACTGGGCCGTGATCGTGCCGGAACTCGTCTCCTGATGAGCCGCTACCCGCGCACTCTCCTCGCCCCTGACGGCTTCACGACAGTGACCGTCAAGGACGCGAGCGAGGAAGCGCGGGTGCGTGCTCGTTTCGCGGGAACGCCGGAGCCGCCGCGCCCGGATTTCCCGCCCAAGCCCGTCACACGGCGCAGGGGGCGACCACCCAATGTCAGGCAGCACTAACACCGACGCGACGCCCGACGCGAACACCGGATATACGGTCGCGGCGCTGGTCAACATGGCGCTCGAGCAGCTCGGCGTTGGTGTCGGCGGCCAGAACGCTGACGCGCAGGGCATGGCATCGGGCGTCATGCACCTGAACATGATGCTGGCACAGTGGCAGCGCCGACGCTGGCTCGTTCCAAACCTCGTGGACAGCGCTGTCGCATCAAATGGGATGAGCGTTTACCGGGTCGGCCCCGGAGGCGACATCGATATCCCGGTGCGTCCTGCGCAGATCGAGGCAGCCTATGCACGTCTCGTGGACAGCCCGAGCTTTCTCCCGGCGACGGGAGGGGATTTCGCGTCCGTTGACTTCGACGGAACCGATTTCTTCGAGGGCGGCAATGGCGTCGATCCTGAACTGACGGTTGCCGCGCAGTTCGACAGCGACTTCCGCGACGATCAGTTCAACACTCAGGCCAGCTACGGGGCGTCTCCGCTCCCAATCGATTATGCGCTCAGCCCGATCTCGTCATACGAGGATTACGCCGGCCTAAGCCTCAAAGGCCTGCGCACATGGCCCCAATACTATTTCTACAATCAGGCATTCCCCCTTGGAGAGCTGCGGCCCTGGCCGATCCCGCAAGCTGGACAGTGGGAGCTGCACGTCGTCTACAAAGCGCCCCTACCGGCAAATCTGACATCCGAGAGCACCGTCAACCTGCCGCCCGAATATTGGGATGCAATCATGTGGGCGCTCGCCGCGCGCCTCGCGCCCTCCTACGGCCAGCAGCCGAACCCCCTCATTGTGTCGCAGGCCAAATCGGCGCTCGCGACGTTGCGCGCCGCAAACACGCAAGTCCCAACCCTTGGCATGCCATCGATCCTGACGCCGATGAACAATCCGTTCTGGTGGCCTGGCCTTCAGATCCAGAGGCTTTGATATGAGCACGTCTCTCACGGCGAACCAGAACAGCGTTGATAACACCACACCGATCCGCCTCAGCGCCTTGAATGGAGTGCTGCAAGGCAAGACCGACATGATCGACGGGGCGATTGCAACCGCGATGCTTCCGAATGCGGTTGGCAACGGGTCGATCATCGCAGACGCCCATATGATGCGCGCGTTTGGAGCAAAATTCGACGGTGTGACCGATGACGGTCCGGCGTTCAATGCCATCATCAATGCGGCGACGTATGGCGGGAGCAATGGCGACAGCCCCTTCCTTTATGCCGGCGCGGCGCCGAATGGGCTTCCGACGATCGTCTTTGAGCTTCCGGCGCAGATTATCCTGATCGCAACCTCGATCTTGTCGGGTTCGATCAACGTCGCGCTCCGCGGCGTCGGCGCGCAGAACACGATCCTCCGTATGGCAGCCGGCGGCCAGGGCGTCTGGAAGCATGGGTCTCAGACGACGCCCAGCAACGGGTATGTCGAGATCGAAAACGTCATGATGGAGGACGCAAACGGCTCCGGGTCTGGCGCCTATGCGTTGCAGTTCTATTTCACGGGCGGCCTGGTCCCGACGATCCGTATTGACCGTCTGCGTGTCCTGCATTTTGCGCAGGGCATCTACATGCTGAACCCGCCGCGCGACATCAATGTGCGTGATCTGACGGTTTATGGTCCGGACGGCACGATGCAGGCCAATCCTGGCGTCGTGGTTGAGAGCACGCAATCGGGGCCGGAGGTGTTCACCACAACGTGGATGAACTGCAACGTCTTCAATTACTCGTACGGCTGGCGCTTCATCGGCGGTGGTATGATCGAGGGGCACCGATTCAATTCGTGCACCTGCTATAACGGCTGGGGCATGGTGCAGGCCTACGTCCACGGCGACGGTATCGTCGGCCTCACCGGGTATCAGGCCGTCATCTGGGATTTCTACTGCTGCGACTGGCAGGGGTATGGTTATGCGCTTGATATGCGCAATGTCCGTGGCGTTCGGGTTCGAGGCGGCTTCTATACGTTCAACGATCGCACAGCGGCTTCCGGCAGCACGATTGCTCCCCCCTGGGGGGCGCGCACCTCGGCCGCGACCAATGCAATGTTTGATTTCTCGAACGCGGGCGACGTTCTGTTCGAAGGTGTCCAGATGGATGTCTCTGGATCGGGGGCTTACGGCGATACGGTCCTGGCGCATTTCGACAATGGCTGCTCCCATGTGCGCGTGAAGGACAATGCGATCTTCGCGAATTCTGTTCTGGCCGGTGGCTTTGAGCTCGGTGACCCGGATGCCTCCAGCGTTCCAAACAACACTATGAAGGTGCTGTCCAATGAATGGTTGAACTGGACTGGTGGCGACAAGGTGATGGACCATGCGTCCAAGCAGATCGATTTACCGTGGATCGAGGACAACTATTACGGAACGCAGACGCCTGCCGGGATGTTCGATATCCAGCAGCAGGTTGCTGTGACGATGCAGCAAGCGACCGTATCAAGCACCGATAATACGGAGATCGCACAGGCTTATATCAAATTTCCAACCCGGCGTTATGGAGCCAATCTTTTCAATGGCGGGGTCCCTACCGTGGTCGCGACGGTCCAGCAGGCCCTCACCGACAGTCAGGCTCCGATTTTCCTGGGGCAATCCACACAGGCAGGGTTCTATATCAACGGACCTGCCTCGATGGTGGGCGTTCAGGCGACCGTTAATTACAATGCGATGGGGTGGTGATCAGATGTCATTCCCGACACAGGCATACCTTCAATCCCTTATGCCCGCGCAGAACACAGCAGTGGATCCGGCGGCGTTCATGCGGCGGCTGTCGTCCCTCATCCCGGGCGCGAATGTCTCGATCGACAAACAGACGGTCACGGTGATGGCAGAGCGCCAGAGCGTGACCGCGACGCTACCCGATGGGGTGACATTCGCGGCCCCCGTACCGGCCGTTCGTAGCATTGCGAACGCGAATGCGGTCACGACGCAGAGCGGCAAGTGGCCGACCGATGCCGCGACTTAATCTCTCTGGCGGCACGTATCAGGCACGATCCCTTGCTGTCTCGGCGCAACGCTGCCTGAACCTGTTCCCTGAGCCCCTGCCGCAGGTTCAGGGTGAGCCGATTCAGTTCGCGCATTATCCGACGCCTGGGCTCAAAGGCGTGTGCAATCTGGGTCCGGGCGTCCTGCGCTGCCTTTACACCACGTCACAAGGCGATCTGATCGCAGTCGCGGGATCTCTGGTCTATCTCGTTGATCGGTTTGGCAAGCCCTCTCGTATCGGGGAGATCAGCGGCGGGACCGGCCAGGTCCGCATGCAGGATAACGGCCTGACGCTGTTCATTGTGGACGGGACGCCCGGCAACGGCTGGTATTGCTCGATCCCCGGCTCGGCCGGTGGCTCGTACGGCGCCATCAGCAAGATCGCTGACAGCGCCTTTTACGGGTCCGCCACGGTGGCAGTGCTCGACACGTTTCTGCTCTTCGTCAACCCGAACACTACGAACTGGTATGTGTCACCAGCCAACTTCGTCGACGAAAGCACGACGCCGTTCGATAGTCTCTATGTGGCGAGCAAGACGAGCTATCCGGACATTATTTCCGGCATCGCGACGGTCGGCCAGACGATATGGATCTTCGGGCGACAGACGACTGAGCTCTGGTATGACAGCGGCGCCGCCGATTTCCCGTTCCAGCGCATCCCGTCGATCACGGCCGATCAGGGCTGCGAGTCTCCCTGGTCGATCGCGACGAATTATGGGCAGATCTTCTGGCTCGGACGCGACAGATCAGGTCATGCACGCGTCTATATGGGTCAGGAAAACGCCACACAGGCGATCAGCACATTCGCGATAGAGTATGCGCTGAACCAGTATGCCGAGCTCGGCAACGCGATCGGGAACACGTATCAGCAGGATGGTCATCAGTTCTATGTCCTGACGCTGCCCGACCAGGGGAAGACGTGGGTTTACGATGCGACGGTCGGGCTGTGGCACGAGCGATGCGGACTGAACGGCGCGGGCCAGGAGGCGCGAATTCGGGCCAACTGCTGGGCATCAGCCTATGGCCGCGTTTTCTGTGGTGATTACGAGAACGGCTGGCTCTACGAAGTACGAACGGACGCGCTTGACGATGCTGGAACGCCGATCAAGCGGCAGCGGGGTTTCCCGCACCTGGTCACTGACGGAAAGCGCGGTATTCATCGATGCTTCATGCTCGACATGCAGTGCGGGTCGAATGTCCCCGTGGTGGTTGATTGGTCAGATGACCGCGGTGCGACATGGAGCGGAACGCAAACGCTCTCTTTGGGAAACGCAGGCGGCACATGGCCGACGATCTGGCGTCTCGGGATCGCGCGAGATCGCATTTACCGAGTGACGTGGACTGGTGCCGCACAAACGGCTCTGATGGGCGCATTCATCGAGTTTGCCCCGGTGGCGTTGTGACGGAGCCGGCAAACTATCAAACCGCCTTCCCTCAGGGGCCAATCGCGCAGACGGGCGGCCGCATCTCGCTCGAGTGGCAGAGGTTCTTTCTGAACGGCTGGAACCGCACAGGTGGAGCGGCCGGCATCGACATGACCTACGAGGTCACCCAGATTGATCTGGCGCTGACGACCGCGCAAGCGGCGCAGAAGATTGCGGAACAGGCTGAGACAGATGCGCAGACCGGGATTGCGAACGCAAAGGCAGCGCAGACATCCGCCGACAAGGCCGAGCGTGATGCACAAACTGGCATTGCAAATGCGGCCTCAGCACAGCAAACGGCAAATACCGCTGTCTCCGATGCGGAGGGCGTGCTAATCATTGCTCTGCTTACGTCGAGCGCCAATCAGGCAACGGCGGGACACATTCTTGATGAAGCGACGCTGCTCGGCGTCCTGAACAGAACATGCCCGTCACAGCAGTAAGCCTCCAGCCAGGCATCACGCTTACGTCGTCGCAGCAGACCGTTGCGACTGGCTCCGGCTCGTCCACGATCGTCACGCAGGCAATCGTTACGAACGCAACGACTGCCTCCATCAACCTGACGGTTCAGATCCAGCGCGCGGGCGGTAGCACGATGACGCTGATACCTGCACGGGCTGTGGCGGCTAACTCGGCCAGCATCCCGGGAGAGTTAGCGGGCTTCATCCTGAATGATGGAGATACCATCCTCGCCTCTGGCGCTGGCCTCACGCTCATAGCGAACGGGTATGTGCAGTCGTGACGGATGAGGAAATTCTTGGCGCGCCGCCGCCCCCGAACAGCGTCGTCTATCGCCGCGGCGATACGGTCTGCGTCGGAACACCTGTCAGCAATGGCCGGTGGGAAGTGCATGGCGCCGTCGCGCCGCATGAGCGCGGCAAGACCGGGCTTGATTCCATGCGCTGGGCCTTGGCCGAGTTCTGGAAGGACCACCCGGACGCCACGGAACTGCTTGCGGGGCCGAAAGCTGACAACCGCGCCGTGCGCGTGACGAACGCACTGTTGGGCTTTTCCCTTGTCGGCAAAGCCATGGTGCCTTGGCCCGATGGCGTCACCCGCGAAACCTGCGTTTATAGGATGAGCCGCCCATGCGCTGCCTGACCAATCCCGCCTGCTTTGACGTGACCGGTGCCGGTGCCGCCGTGCAGGGCGCGACGCAGCTTGCGGGCACCGCGTTGCAGGTCAGTGCGGAGGAAAAGGCGCGCAAGACTGCCGAGAACGCGGGCAACAATGCTGCCGCCAACGTCGCGAAGTCGGGCGAGACAGCGCAGGACTATTACAACCCATATGTGGCCGAGGGGCAGAACACCCTCGACAACATCAACAACAACATGTCCCTCTGGGGCAACATCAACAACGGTTACACGGATCAGGCCGAAGGCGTGCAGAACACGGCCGCCAACAACCTGACGAACCTTGCCAACAACGGCATCACGCAGCAGTCGATTGAGAACACGCCGGGATGGGCGCAGATCAATGCGCTTGGTCAGCAGGGGGCCACAAACTCGGCGGCTGCTCGCGGTCTGGCGAACAGCGGTGCGGCCCTCAAGGGTGCAGCCGATTACGCGACGACGCAGGCCGACCAGACGTATCAGAATCTCTACGGGGATCAGATCAGCAGCAACAACGCGCTCTTGAACGCTGGCCAGGGGTATCTGGCGACGAACAGCGCGAACCAGGGCAACATCACCAACACCTGGGATCGCGAGAACCAGTTGCTCAACTATGGCTACAACGCGTCGGGAGCGAGCGCAGAGAACGCGTCGAACACGGCCGTCAATTCCAATCAGGAAATGATGGAAGGCGCGACCGGCGGTGTCGCGGCTATCTCCGGAATGGGCAACGCGCTTGCAAGCGGGCTGTCGAACCTAGGGAATACGGCGAGCCAGTATGCGACCTATAACGCCCTCCTCGGGGGCAATAGCGGTGGCGGGACTAACAGCACGTACGGCGGTCCGAATGACTTTTCAGGTTCCGGCATAAGCGCAGGCAGCTACTGACATGCCCTTCGACACCAACGCCCTCGCAAATCCGGTTGTGCCGCAGCCCGCGAACATCCTCGACCAGGCCGCAAGCGCGCTCCAGCTTCGCAATGCCCTGCTCGGCAACAAGATCCAGCAGGCCGAGTATGATGCCAGAATGGCGCAGGGCAATGCGCTGCTGGGCGCGACCGATGCGAGCGGACACACGGACTATGGCAAGGCGCGCGCCGCCATGGCCGCCGACCCACGTGCGGCCTACGGCGCAGCCGATGCCTACTCGGCGCAGAACCGGTCCCGGCACGAAGATGTCCTTAATCAGGACGAGCAGCTCGCGTTCCAGCAGCACGCGTCAACGGCGGCCGCAGATGGGATGGGACGTCTTGTCGATGACCCGTCCAATGCCAATGTGCGCGGGTATGGCGCGTTCATGAAGCGGTTGACGCCGGGCGCTGCCGACCAGATCAACGCGATCACCGATAAGGTGCTGTCTCTGCCGACTGTCGGACAGCGCAAGGAGGCCCTGAAGGCGGCCTTCACTGCACATATGGGCCAGGAGGCAGCCAACCGCGTGTTCGGCACGCCGACGAGCGTCGATGACGGGCAGACGATCCAGACCGGCACGCAGGCCAGCGGTATGGATGGTGGCGCGTTCACGCGGGCCGCCGGTGTCCAGCACCAGTTGTCGCCCGAGTTCAAAAATCACCTGGTGCCGGTCACGGGCCCGGACGGATCGCAGCGCTTCGTCACGCAAGGTGCGATTACCGGGAGCGGCCGCCCGACCGTCCCGCCATCTGTCATGGGCAACGGAAGCTACCCGGGTGGCGCTCCGCAGCAGACGGCGCAAGATCCGGGCGGCTATGTTGCAAGCCCGGCGGCAGGCCAGGTGGCTGCACAAGAGGCAACAGCGGGAGCGGGAGCGCAGGGCGCCAACGCACTCATGCAAGCGGCGTCTGGCCGCAACGAACGCATGGCTATGCTCGGAAACATGGGCGTTGACCTGAACGGGTTTACGCCCGGACCAGGGCATGCGCGCCTTCGCTCATGGAAGGCGCTGGCGGCAAATTGGGGCGTCCCTGTCCCGACCGACGATGTCGATGCTGCGCAGGGGTTCGATAAATGGGCGCAGAATGTGGCAAATGCTCAGGCTGGTGCTCTGGGTCATTCTGACGCGCGCTTGGCGGCTGCAGAGCACGCTATGCCGAACAGCCGGATGCAGAAAGGCACTATCACGACGATGCTTCATCAGTTGATGGGCAACGAGGATGCCATCAATGCGAAGGCTACCGCATGGAAGTCGTCCGGGCTCCAGCCGGCGCAGTACCAGTCGTGGGAGCAGAATTTCAATCAGCACTTTGACCCGCGCGCCTTCCAGATCTTGCGCATGACGCCAGAGGAACGCGAGGCGACGTTCAAGGGGATGCGCGAGAGCGGGCAGTTCGACGATTTCAAACGGACCTACAACCAGATGGCAGCAGCCGGGCTGGTGCCAGGTGGCCGGTGATATCGACCGCCACTACGACGACGCGGGCCGCTATTGGAACGTTGACCCGGCTCTGCTCCGCGCGGTTCATGAGGTAGAAGACCCGGCGGGCGATCCGGCGATCCGGTCAAGCGCTGGCGCAGTCGGTCATATGCAGATCATGCCGGATACGGCCAGGCGGCTTGGCATTGATCCAACCGATCCTGTGCAGAGCATTTATGGAGCCGCTCGGCTGCTGCGGCAAAACATGGACCGTTACGGCAATGTGCCGGATGCACTGCGCGCCTATAATGCAGGCACTGATCAATCGCACTGGGGAAACCCCGAAACCATGGCATACCCTCAGAAAGTGGCTGATCGATACGCAGCCGCGACGTCAGCACAGCCGGACACCGATCCTTTCGCCGGCGCGGGTATTCTGGCTCGCCCTGCATCTGCGGCGCCAACAAAGCCAAGTGCCGATGCATTTGAGAGCATGTTCGGGCCTGACAAGCCAAAGACAGCGGGCAGCGCTACTCAGGGCGATCCGTTCAATTCAATGTTCGGGCACGAAACCGAGTCTTCGTTGCCGGCGAAGGCCCATGCCCATCAGGGCACATGGCTCGGCAACCTTGCCCAATTCGGAGCAGATGCCGAGGACAGCGCCATTGCTGAAATCGTCAAGGCTGGCGCGAATGTCGCTGACGGTATCACCCTCCACCAGTTGCGCGGCACGTCCTATGATCCGCGCCTGTTCAAGCAGGGCGTTGAGGCCCAGGTGGCGTCGCATGACGGTGACTGGGGCAGCAGGGCGTCTCGCTTTGGTGGCGCACTGCTTGGTGATGCTGCGGTTGCGGGCACTGTAGGGCGCGCCATGCCGTCAGTCGGCGGCGGCATGCTGGCGAACGCGCTGACGCGAGGCGTAGAAGGCGCGACGACGGCGCGCCTTGTCGATCAGAACCCGTTGCTGGGCGGAGTGCTCGGGGCAGCATCTGCGCCTGCCGGCGCAGCAGCGTCGCGCGTTGCGTCCATGGTTCGGCGCGGCGCTCCGGAAGCTGCTGGAGCGGCGCAGTCTGCCACTGCCGCTGCGCCAGATCCAGGCGCTCAGTTGCCGCCGTCACAGCCTCAGCCGGAAGCTATTCGGCTCGGGCTTCTGACCGGCCCCAAACAGGCGGACAAGCTCGCGGCGCGCATCTGGAATGATTACCAGCAGGGCGGACCGATAGCCCTGATCGAGTCGAAAATACCCGGGGTGCATCTGACTGCGGCTCAGGCGACCGGGAATTCCGGATTGGCGCAGCTCGAGCGCGTCCGGCGCGCCGCCAACCCCAATATGTTCACAGCGCTTGACACACAGAATGCGGCGGCGCGGAACGCTTACGCCCGCAATGTCATCGGCACAGATGATCAACTTGACGCCGCCGAGGCTGCGCGCAGTGCGCTTGAAGCGCAGCACCGTGAAGCGGCGTTCTCAAATCAGCAGCCTGTCAGTGTGGATCCTATCCGAGACCATCTGAAAGCGCTTATCGGCGCAAACTCGGGACGGCCTACCGTCCAGGGCCCGCTCCAGAATGTTCTCGGGCAGGTGAATACGGTCGCAGACGAAGGCGGCATGGCTTCACCCGACAAGCTGTGGAACGTCCGCAAGTATCTTGGCGACATGGTTGCGCCGCGTGCGCAGGGTACTGCCAACGATGCGCAGGCTGCCGCGTCTCAGTTGCTCGAGCTGAAACCGACGATTACGGACCAGATCGAGGCCGGGGCACCTGGCTTCAAGACATATCTCCAGCACTACGAAGAAATGTCCCGTCCGATCGACGCGATGCGATACCTCCAGGGGCGTAAGCTTACGAACGCGCAAGGCGACGTGCAGCTAGGCAAGCTCGACAGCTTCCTTGACACAATCAAGCGTGACCAAGGCAAACCCGGCGCGCGCCCGGCAGACAGCGTAACGCCCGAACAGTTCAAGGCCCTTGAGGATCTGCGCGACGATATGCGACTGCATTCTCGGATTGATCTGGGGAAAGCGCGCGGGTCGGATACCAACGTCAACCTGATGACCAGTGGCAAGGTCGCCAAAATGGCGCAGGGGTTTGCACCGAAACTTGCAGCAATGGGCGCTGGATCGCTTGAAGGAGGTGCGTTTGGCGGCCTGCTTGCCAGTGGCGCTGCGCATCTGGTTGAGCGCCGATTGGCTGGACGCCTTGCGAATACGCAAGACGCAACGATGAACTATCTCGACAACGCGCTTGCTAATCCACGTCTCTTAGGCGGAGGCCGTTGAGCGCGCGGTCCATTCGGATTGCGCGCCGCCGGTGGACTGCATAAGGGATGAAGGCGGCAGCCGAAATTCCAATCAGAAGCGCTATCAACGACGGCGGTCCAAAGGTGCGTTCTACGCCCTGAGAGGTGTAGCTCCCCCATTCGAAGAGCACCAGCAAGACTGGCACAGGCACAGCGGCCCACAGGAACCCGCGTAACCACAGGTAAAGCCAAGCTGCGAAGGCAGCGCCATAGATGAACAGCATGCCGTCCTATAACACGTTCGGGGTGGAGTAGCAGTTCTATTCGTGCGCGGGCGTTGTCGAACGGCCTGCTGTCCCCGGACATGCCTTCGATGTCTGCACGCGATGGATCGCGTCGATCTTCCCTTTCTCGCGCGCGAGGACATCCTTCACGTCGGTCCCGGACAGTTCAGAAAGCGGAACGCCAAGAGCGACGACGCCCCAGGTATCGGTTTTGTGCGCGCGTCTCTGCTTGTCAGAGAGCGTGTTCACTGTGTCGCCTTCGCGCAACTCGGCCTGACCAAGTTCCTCGCAGGACAAGCTGGCATATGCTGTATCAGGCACGTAAACCGCCTGAACATCTTCAGGCCGCGCCGCGCATCCAGCCAAAAACGCGAGAACACCCAGGGCAAAAACACGACGCATGACGATTCCTGTTCTGTAACGGAATGTCATTGTTCGTCGCATTGCCTGCCACCGTCAAGAAGCGTGACGCGATAGCGATCACTCCTTTCCCCTTGCCCCGCGCGGTCAATCCGTACTAGATTCCTCTCACGGCACGCTTCGCGTGTGACGGGTCACAATCTGCACAAGATTCCCGATCATGCGCCGCATTTTGCTTGCTGCTTCCCTTCTCATTGCTGCGCCGG